GCACACGCACGGCGTTCGGCACGCATTGGGTGCTCGGCCAGCTGGCACCGTAGGCCAGGGAAACCGTGCGGCTGTCGTCGTATGCACTCAGCGCGTAGTCCCCGCTGTCCATCGTCTGCTCGACGCCGTCCACGTCGGTGTACTTGATGCTGGTGATCGACGTCACCGGCGGCATGGGCAGATCGAAGGACTCACTGCAGGCCGGGAACGAATCCAGGACGCCTTCCAGCGTGCGCGGCGCCAGCGCACGGCCGGTGTAGTGATCCGCATACTCGCGCGCCGCAGTGATCAGCGAGGTCAGCACCGCGTCGTGGCTGGTGTCGTCCGCGTCGACCTTGCACTGCAGGCGCGCCTCGGCGAGCGTGACAGGCTCGGTCGCGACATCGGTGATGACCTTGAAGTCCATGTGTACGTCCTATGCAAAACGGCCCCCTTTCGGAGGCCGTTCAACGCAGGTGGTGCGTCCCTACTTGAGCGCGGCCGCGTATGCGACCGCGTCGGGATGCGGATCGAGCTGACCAGCCGCCACGCCCTGCGCGAGCACATCGGCAGGCAACTCGACCACATCGTCGGCCAGGCCGAAGATCCCCGTTGCCAGCACCCGAGCCTTGGTCAACTCGGGCGCCGGAGCGGGCACAGGCGCCGCAGTGGGCGCTGGTGTGGGGGCCGGCGTTGCTGCCGGCTTGTCCTTCGCCATGTCGATCAGGTCGCGCTGTTGGCGTAGTGCTTGACGGCCGCGGTGTCAACCAGGTTGCCGCCGGTGCGGAACCAGCCGCAGAAGCCGACCTGGCCGTTCAGGGCGAACGCCGAGTCGTCGAAGCGGCGCATGATGACGCTGTTGGCGATGTCGCGGATCTTGTACTGCGACAGGTCACCGAAGGCGATCGACTTGGCGTTTGCGGCCATCACGGCCACGTCGTCGTTCGTCACCACCGGGTGGCCCAGCAGCATGTCCGGGGCGCCCGCGGTGATGGCCGGTTGCCAGATCGGCTGGCCGGTGGTGTCCTTGATCTTGGACACGATGGCAACCGACAGGTCGTTCATCATCCACTTGCCGTTCTGGCGGTAGGCACGGTTCACCGAGTGCTTCAGGTCGACCAGGTCGTCGTAGATCACGGTCAGGGTCTGGCCGGTGGTGCCGGTCTTGCCGGCGCTGGTGCGCGCCATCAGGCCATAGGGCTTGCTGGAGCCGTCACCCGTGGTGTAGTGGGTGTTGGTGATTCGGCCCAGGCGGGTGGACAGCCGATTGACCACGAACTTCACCACGTCGACAGCGCTGTCGGAGATCAGCTGCCAGGGCAGCGCGATCTTCTTGGAGCTGTACATAAACGGGTTCAGCGCCACGGTGCCGAAGGTGATGTCAGCGCCGGAGGCCGCACCGTTTTCCGCGACGATCTCGCCCGTTTCAGCGGTGCCGTCCGAGGTGGGGAAGTTCCAAGGGTTGCCGCCCTCGGTCGTGATGATCTCGGCGACGTCACGCATGCCGCCGTACGCCTTGAGGGCGTCGATCACCATCGAAGACACCTCCGAGGGGACGGTGTAGCCGCCTTCGGTCGTGGTCGTGGTGGACATCGCGTTGCGGATGGCGATGGCCTGTTCGGCGGTGACGTTGTTGCCGTGGCGCAGGTACAGGGCGACGGCCTGCATCGCGTCGATCTCGACCGGGTCCTTGCCGCTCTTGGCCGCGCGCTTGCGGGCTTCCTCGCTGGCGTCGTTGAAGAAGTTCTCGGCCTCCAGCTCGCGCATCTGCTCGAGCCGCTTGATGCCGGCCTTCGCTTCTTCGATCTGGTTGATGAAGCCGTCGTACGTGGCCTGTTCTTCCTTGGACCAGCTTTCGCCGCCCTTGGACTCGATCATGTTCTTGGCTTGTTTGGCGAGGGCTTCGATCTTCTCGCGCAGGGCTTGGATCGTCATTTCTGACCTTTCAAAAGAAAAAGGCGCCGACCGGGCGCCCAGCGGTTTGCAGCGCGAGAAGCGCTAGGCAAGCAGCAGCCGCAGCCGGTTGGCGTTGGCGGTGGACATGAAAAAACCCGCCGAGGCGGGTTCTTCGTTGGTTGGTTCTTCGACCTTCGGCGGGTCGGGCGGCGCGAGCAGCTCCTTGGGAGCCTTTGCGTACGCCGCGAGGTTCCAGGTGTTCTTGGCGGACTTCTGGGCGTCGGTCACGCGATCGACGAAGCCGTTGTCCAGCGCTTCGGACGCGGTGAACCAGGTCTCCGCATCCATCCAGGCGCGCACCTGGGCCTCGTCCTTGCCCGTCTTGGTGGTGTAGTCGTTGACGATGGCGCCCTCGACCTTCTCGAGCAGGTCGGCGGTCTCGCGCATCACCGTCTTGTCGCCCCAGGCCAAGCCCGAGGCGTTGTGGATCATGAAGAACGCGCCCTCGGCCATCACCACCTCGGAGCAGGCCAGCGCGATGCTGGTCGCGGCCGACGCCGCCAGGCTGTCGATGTGGGCGACCGTCTTGCCCGGGAAGCGCGCGATGGCGGCCATGATGGCGCGCCCCTCGAACACATCGCCGCCGGGGCTGTTGATGTGCACGTTCAGCACTTTGGCGTCACCGGCCGCGGCGATCTGGTCGATCACTCCCACGGCGGACACGCCCCAATAGGCGTCGATCACGTCGTAGATGTAGATCGCGGCCTCGTCGCCGTTGCGCACGGCGTTGGCCGGGTGTTTGGCCCGGCCGGCGTTATCACGCAGGAGCTGGAGGATTTTCATTTGGGTTTCCTTCCGCGCCCACGAAGCGGGCACAAAAAAAAGCACCCGGAGGTGCTTGTGTCGGAGCGCGTGGCCTTAAGCCGGGCTGGAGGCTCTCACGAGCCGCATCTTCTCGCTGATCGTCTTCCGCGTTTCGTCGGTGTGCTGGAAGCCGCCTCGCGCGCGTCGCGTCTGGACCATCTTGGCGTACGACTCCGCAGACTGCGTGAACCCGCCATTTGCGCGGCGCGCTGCGTTCCGCCGTGCCACGGCTTCCTGGTCCATCTTCTTGCCGGCGCCCGATGCGCCGATTTTGGCCCGGTGTTCTGGTGTCAACTTGCGGCCGATCTTGGCAGCGCGCATCCGGTCACGTGCTTCTGCGCTGTGCTTCACACCGCGCGGACTACCCGCTGTGGGGGACACGTTGTAACCACGCCGACCGACGCACCTGTAGTGGTCGATCCAACGTTGTTCCTCGGCAAGCAACTGCTCCGGATGTTCAACAACCGCGACGACCGAGAACTCAAACGCGTCGGCCCCGTACTTCTCCCAAGCTCTCTGTAGCGTGACGCTGTGATGCGATCCACGATTCAGGGCTACACGGTGGTCAGACATGCGCTTTTCGATGTCGCCGGAACTCCCGACATACATCTTGCCGTTCACTGAGTTCCTGATCGAATAGATGCCCGATTTTTTCACGAGGCGGCTGGCTGCTGCGACGTCACTTTGCTTGGATCGAAAATTGTATCCCCGCCATCTACCGGCGGGAGCCCTTTTTGCTTCCGAATTTCATTCACCGTGAGCCAGCCTTGGCCGGTGCCGGGGCCGCCGAGCGCGGCGCGGTTGTATTCGGCCTGAGCCTTGCTGTCGCCCTCGATCAGATCGCCCAGGTCGAAGCGGACGAACTTGCCGGTGTCGCGCGGGAACAGCTTGCGATTGAGCTCCTGCTCCAGGCGCTTCAGGTGCAGGCGCAGGGTGTGCATCACGAAGTCGCGCGCCTGCTGCTCGTAGCCGGCGCCGACGGCCGACGAGCCCGTCGTCTCGCCGATCATGTGGGGCGGCACGCCGAACGCGCGAGCGATGTCCACCACCTGGAACTTGCGGGCCTCGATCAACTGCGCGTCCTCTGCGGACAGGCTGATCTCAGTGGCCTTGAAGCCTTCGGTCAGCACCAGCGGCAGTCTGTGGGCGTTGTCGACGCCGCTGTACTTGGCGGCGAAGGCGGCCTGCAGGTCGACCTTCTGCTTGTCCGTCATCACCTTGTCTGTCGACAGGACGATGGATGGATGCGCGCCGCCCTGGAAGAACCGGCCGCTGTACTCGTCCATCGCCAGCGCATTGCCGATGGCGTTCTTGGCCCCGTAGGCGATCACGCTCATGGAGCGCAGACCGTCGAAGCCGCTGCCGGGAAAGTGGAGGATGTCGGACGGGTCGAGCCACGTCGTGATGCCCCACTCCGGCAGGCTGATGTAGTAGCGCACCGAGCCGTCCGGCATCCGCCAGGGCTGCACGGAGTTCCACGGCAACGGGAACAGCTCGGCGATCGAGCCGTTCATTCGGCGGCGGATCCACGTGTAGCCGTCGCCCCGCAGCAGCTGCTCACTGACCTTGTTGTCCCAGTGGCTGGTCGCGGTGAACTGCTGGTGCGGCTGCTCGTTCAGCAGATACCACAGTGCATCGCGCGGCAGTTTGACTTCCGTGTCACCGTTAATCTGCAAGACGTCCAGGCGCAGCGTCGAGATGGAACCGGCAATCTTCTGCCGGCACGCCGCCACGGCGGACACTCGCTGGGCTGACGTCGCGTTGACACTGATGCCCGCGGCGCCCGGCGTGACGCCGAAGGCTTCCATCACGCTGCTTGCGTAGGTGACTTGGGCTTCGTTCTGCGGGCGCACCTCTCCCCGCTGCCGGGAAAAGACGGCAGCGACACGGGAAAAAATGCTCATAGGGTGACGAAGCCTTGTGTGATGGCGGATGCCGTCGGATTCAGGGCCATGAGAGACACTGCGTCGAACAGCGCCATGAGGGGGTCGATCTTGGCTTTGCCGGAGGCTGCTTTCGTGATCAGGATGGCGTTGCCCTTGTCCTCGATCCGCGCGTTGCCGACACACCAGTTCATCAGACCTTGGCCAGCGTGCACCATCTCGCCGCCGGCGATCCGGCGCTCGCAGGTCTTGATGGCGCCGTTCAGTGAGTACCCCTGCCGGACCGCGACGATCTGCTCCATGGAGATGCCGCGCTCCGGCGCCACCAGCGCGTCGACGATGTCAGCGATGCCGGCGGCGTCCACTCCGATCGCGTGCTTATCCGGCAGCAGGGCGGCGTCACGGACCTGACACACCAGGTCGGCGACCTCCTGCACGTCGTCGCCCGGCTGCTTGACCAACACCAGGTCTCGGGCCTTCTGGAAGTCCTGCAGCCTCGGCGCGATCTCCTTGCGGCGCTCGAGCACAATCTCGTGCGCCCAGGCCCGATTCCATGACAGCCACCGCCTGGTGCCGCGCTCGCGGCCCATGACGCACAGACCCAGCAGGTCATCCAAGCCGCCGCCGTCGATACCGACGACAACCACTTCGGACCGATCCAGCAGTGCCTCAAGCGTCAGACCCGGTTCGGCTGCTGCTTCCCAGAAGTCCGCGCCTGCCCAGCGGTCGCTGCGCAGGTTCAGGCCGATCTCGACATTCCCGTGTTTGGCCAGGAAGCCGCGGACTTCCTCTTCGCCGGCCTCCAGCGCCTTCTTGTATTCCCGCTCGATGAACTCGGCGTCCACCGACTTGCCCCAGTTGGGGTTGACCAAGGGGAAGTTCTTGATGTCCCGGTGCTCACCTCGAGCCACCATGTCAGGCGGGAACTCGTAGATGATCGGGACGAACTTTGGGTCGACGATTTCGCCGTCGCGCACCTTTCTGGCGTAGTCCAGCTTCTGCTTGAACACCCCGGCCGGCGGGTCGTCCGACTGGGTCGTCAGGTAGATGACGAAGCCCTCAGGCCGGCTGGCCAGGCCCCCGATCGCCTCGCGCAGCATGTTCGCTGCCTCGGCCTCCTTGCCGAACAGCCAGAGTTCGTCCACCAGCGTTCCGACAGACTTCTTGCCGCCTACCGTCTTCGAGTCGGCTGCAACTACCTTCAGCGTAGCGTTGCTGTCCTGGTTCGTGATCGTCTTGACGTGGGTCTGGGCGTGCATCAGTGCCGCCAGCTCCTCGTCAGCCCGCTCCGAGCACATGTCGGACGCCGGCTTGTAGCTGTTGGAGGCGATCTCGATCGTCGGCGCAAGGATCACGAACTCCGCCGAGGGGCGCCAATTCAGGATCAGCGCCGTCATCATGATCCCGGCCGCCAGCGTCGACTTGCTGTTCTTCTTGGGCAGGCAGACAAACCATTCCGTGATCAGCCGCCGGCCGGACTCCTGGTCGTAGGCGCCGAAGACCGAGGCGACCAGGTCGAACACCCATTGGTCACAGGCCTCACCGAACGTGAGATCGCCCGCATCGACGATCTTCAGTTGCTTGAAGATGGCCAGCGCCTGCTCCGCCGTCTCCTTGAAGATCGGCGGCGGGATGATCGAACGGCCGTCCTTCAGCCGATCTGCCCAGTCCTGGCAGGCTGTGGACCAGGTCGGGGGCATCACACCCGCTTACCGC